CTTTCCGAAAGAGAGGCCCGACAGGGAACTGTACCGCCGCGCCAGCTACAGCATCCGCCGGAAGATACCAAAGGTTCATGGTATCCTTTTCCACGAACCACAACCGGCGCTTATGATTGATTACATAGGAAAAGGTTGAAGGCGTGGCTACAGTGATAACAGGATTAACCCAAGTCGTGCCGTCGTAGTGCTTTGGAGCGTCGGTGCCGTTTACGCAAAAAACATAGCTCCCAGCGGAATTTGTAAACTGAACGTAAATCCATTGCGAGTTCGTGCAAGCTGTAACTGCCGCGCCCACAACTCCCGAAGCCGTTACGTCATAAAACCCCGCCGCAGTCACGGCAAAGAGCTTATTCGTAGTAAGCCCGTTCCATGGGATCAAAGTCCGAATATTAGCTGCAAAGCCCGTAACCCAATCGAGAGAGCCTTTACGCAACGAAACATCTGTAACACCTGGAAACCAATTATCCATTTGAACGGCTTCTGTTGGTTTCATATTGGCAAGATTACCCCGAGCGTTCCAGCCAGAATAAGGCGCGGGTAGGGTACGAGTAATAGTAATTGCTTGATTCATCGGCGCGTAAGGCCGCGCGCCGCGCCTCGTTATAACCCCTCCGTTTCTCATACCGGCCAATTTCCTGTTGGGACGAAGACTCCGGGCTTGATTTCAACAGGCTTCGGATTGGCTACGTTGATCGAAGCCTTGGCTTTGTCGCGAGAGATGTAATTATTGAGTAAGCGCCAGTAGTCGGACTCGTCGGCTTGGTAAGGCAAGCCCTTGTCTCGTTTCCAACGAAAAGCTAGACCCGCGCGGATGATGCGTTCCGGAAAGATAACAAGATCAGTGTCAAGGGTCGGCGCGACAAGCGGCGTCCCTCCAGCATCCGAATACGCCCACGAACTTACATACTCGAAAGCAATGTCTGAAAAGGGAATAGCAGGAGTAGGATTAAGAAGCAGATGATCACCGCGAATACGAAATTTATAAAACGGTCCCGGATTCGGGAGCGCCTTGATCTGTTGCCATTCTTGTTCATCCAAAGGTCCGTACAAAGGCCTCATTAACGTCCGGTCATAGAAGGTTTCAGAGATAAAATTAATAAACCCATAAGGCGCGAGAGTCGAAATCGCGCCTTGGTCTTCACTTGCAATAGAAGTAAACGTACTCTCTCTTGTCGTAACGTTAAAATTCGACTCTTGCACCATATCATCTATGAGTTGAAGAAGAATCTCGTAAAGCTGGATAACAGTGGTATCTGTCGAGCCAATAACCCCTGTCGGGACATTAAGCGCATGGCGTTTACAATGGCCTTGGATAAGGGTTAAAATAGACATCAAGCAGGTTCTTTCTTAAGAGCTTCAAACTGAGACTTAAGGGTTTCGATGTCCTTGGCCTGAGTTTCGAGCTTGGCTTTAAGTTCGGTATTTTCGACTCGAAGGGAATTGAGTTCGGAGGCTGTTTTGCCTTTCGAGTTCGCGGTGTCGAGCCAGGCTTGAGCCTTGTCTTTCAGGGCGCGCGAGCCCATTCCGATCCGATTAAGCGCAGCCTCATTTGCTTCCGCGAGTTCTTCAATAGTCCGAATGTTCGCGCCAAGAATGTTCCGAAGCTGTGCTTGGGAAATCGCGGGCCAAGTCTTTATCGAAGTCCCAAACTCCGGGTCTTCATTCGTTTCTTTCCATTGCTTATACCCGTTTTCATAAGCCATGGTCCAAGTTTCAGGAAATCGACCTTCGTTCGAAGCCTTGCGAAGGTCCGCGAGCCAAACCTCAGCTTCCTTTTCAGTCGTATCTCGGCTCCCCGGCGGGGTGATAATCGCAAAAGCCACATCTTTGGAAGAAAAATGCCCTGTTTCTATTGTCTGTTCGCGGTCTTCAACAGGACGGTATTCGAAACGAACATAAGGCGGTCTAGGTTCTTCGGCCATTAGGAAATCCTTTTTAAAAAACTAGGCCCGGAGAGCGCAAAGGGAGTAGTGAGCTTCACCACCCTCCCCGGGCCTAGACCGAATCGCTTACTCTTAAGTGATGGCACCCTGAGCAAACGGACGATTGATGTGCGCGACGTTGTAGAAAATAGTCGCGTTATTGTAGGTTCCGGTTACGGTACCCGCGATGGCTGCGGTAGAGACTGCGGACATAGTGACCGTGCGACCATCGGGAGAGATATCCGTGACAGTCGCGCCAGCCGCTACGCCGGTTCCCGAGAGATAAATCCCACAAAACCAGCCATCCGAGTTCTGGACATTAAGCAGGTTCGAGCCGCTGTTGGCAGAAGAACCCGCCTTGGCAACTGTTGCCGCGCCAGCAACCATTACGCGAGCATTAAGAACCTGCTTGCCTGCGGCGTTCGCGCCACCCTGACCAGCGGCAGCGATACCAAAAGTAGTATCCGCCGCAACCGAAGCATTCATGTTAACAGGAGTAATTCCCGCAAGCATGAACCAACCAAACTGGCCCGAAGTCATTACAGTCATAGCGACGCAAAGAGTTCGACCAAGGTTGGCGGTGTTAGGAACTTCGGTAGCGTTGTAGGAGTAGGCGTTACCAGAGACAACAGGGGTTAGGACGCAAAGACCAGACTGGCGAATTGAACCATTGGCCTTGGCGTAGATGAATTCTGCGCCTCCCCAATAGTTATCAGCACCAGTAACGATCAGGCCCGGCTGGTGGCGCGCCGTAGTATCCGGCAAACCAAAACCCGCAACCTGCTGCTGGCCCAAGACATTAGAAGTAAGTGACCAAGACATTTGGAAAATCCTTTCGTAGAAACAAACTAAGCCTTGAGAACACCCTGCAAGCGCCGATTGGAGACAATGAGATTCCCCATCCAGAGAACAGGAATGACAACAGCGTCCTGATTATAAGGAGCCATCTGGTCCTGTACTGAGAGATCAGCATCTTGATGAACAACGAGTTCAAGGTAGTCTGTATTAAGGAAGTACATATGTGCGGCAGGGATACCTGAGCCACCATCGAAGATAACATCTGCGTTCTTATACTTCATCGAAGTAAACCCGCCCGAAACTTCGGACGAATTAGTATAACGCTTGATCGAAACCTGCGATGATTCGTAGAAGGTGAAATAGTCATTCGAGGAAACAATAAGATCAGGCTTATCGTCACCACGGACTTGGTTCAGCCACAGAGGAAGCATGAGGGATTCGATAGTAGTGGCCGAAGGAGTGATTGCGCCGCCGCCCTGGAGAGGAGCCGCAGCGGATTGCACCGCGTTCTGCCAGAAGTTCCAAGTCGAAGAGTCAATCCCGCCAACGGTGCCGGTTCCCGAATCAGCAACAAGAGCCTGTAGGCCCCCGATCTGATTAGGAAGCGTGCCGTCACCGTAGAGATCGGCAGAGAAGTTATTTCGAAAGGTCCGCATTGCGTTCTTAATACGAGCCTTTACGAGTTTAACAATTGCCGAGTCGCCTGAATTCGAACGAAGTTCGAGGCCATTGGCTACAACGTTAAGAGCGATCTGCCGCCACTGAAATTCAGCAGCAGAGATAACATCCGACTGTTGGATATTCAGAATGTCATAACCACTATAACGCTGATAGGTACCGTTGGCATTATAATCCAAAGGCTGAGCAATGGTCAAACCGCCAGATTCTTTACGAACCTGCCCTTTTTCCACCATTCGGCGCGGGATTTGTATTGTTCAATACCGTTAAAAATATCCTCTTCGCGCTTGAGAACCTCTTGTCTGGCGCGCTCGCTCATTCCGGCCCACTCGGCTTTAGCCTCATTCGACCAACTCTTTGGCGGTTCTTGGAGAGGGGAAGGGATAGGAGACTCAGAGACTTTCGTCTCTTCCTCAGATTTAGAAGTGGAGAGTTCTTCTTCTTCTTCGGTTGTCTCGACCACCCCTTCCCCGTCTCCCACAGCCTCCTTCGAACCTGGACCGAACAAGTCCGAAGAAATGTCGCTCAGCATTGACTGAACGTCGGGCTGCGATTCCCCTTGGGGGGAAGGAAGATCGGTAGAAGGTTCCGTGATAGGTTCCAGGGTCTTTGTATCTTCGGTCATGTGACTACTCCGCGCTGGTAAGAAACGTCCGCGCCGCCGCGCGTGATTTCGTTATAAAGTCTCTCCTTCTTTTCCGAAGGCATTTCCTCGACAATCTTCTCGGCGCTAGAGGCGATTTTTTCATCTAGGGCGTCGTTCGAAGAGGCTCTAGCGCGCTCTGCGCCTTCGCGCTCTCCCGGTTCCAAAACCCGGCAATCATGACGCTTTAGATTTTCCTCGTGCTGATAGCGCGAACGAATAGAAGAGCCGGTAACAGGGCAAGAGTAGTCTGTATGATCGACACTGAACATAGGAGTGGAGATTATACGACTTGCGGGCGCTTGGCAAGAGCAATGGACAGGGAGGTAGAAATCTGAAAGTGGGACCATTTTCTCAAACTTATGACCAGCTTCGCATTTGAAATCATAAAGAGGCATCATGCTGTCTCCTTTTTAGAATTCATTTCTCGCATCTTACGTTCGTGCATGGCCTCTTGTTCCGTGTTTTTTAAATTTGAAGCCTTGAACTGGCGCGCCAAATCGCGTTCCTTTATCTGTTCTTCAATCACCGCATTTTTAAACCGGAGTTGTTCTAGCTCCATTTCATTCTTATGCTGGAGTGCTTCGAATTCCATCTTCATCTGCATAGACTGCGCGTCGGCCTTAGACTTGGCCTCGATGGCAGCAAGTTTAATCTGCTCCGAAGGATCAGGACCGTCTTCCTTTCTCTCCGGCGCCTGCATTCCTTCTAGAATCTCTTCCAAATTCGTACCGAAGTTGTAACGACGGGAGATCATCAAGAGCATGGACTTGACAAGTTCGAAAGGCAAAACGCCTTCTTGAATCAAAGGCCCGATGCCATTTAGGAACTGACTTATAGCATTCATGAGTTCCGAGATATCTTGCTTATCCTGACTTGCCTCGGCGTCGATAGTCGAATTCGTTTCAATGTCGATTTTATATGTCCTCGAAACATCGTTCCGAAGAATAGCAAAGACTTCTTCCCACGTCGGCAAGGTCATGGCGATTTGTAATTCCGGAGGCATTGGCGGAAGCTCCTGACCCTGCATCTGAGCCATCTTCTGAGCCATCTGGAACTTCTGCTTTTCCTCTTCCATAAGATACGGAAGGCCCGTCATTCTTTTAACCGTTTCTACCGAGAACCGAGCGGCAGCGATTTCAAGAATAATCTGAAGGCTCTCGCGACAATAACGCTGGACTTCTTTTTGCATCTTTTTAAGACGCTGTGTGC